TGGTAGCGAGTCGGATTACAAATACACGCACCGCGTTTACATGACCGCCGCGACTATCACCCGCGAAATGGGCCAGACTCCGCCGCTGTGGGATAGGGTTACTTCCCGCCTGTTTGACCCGGAAGAGGTCACCCCGGCGATCATGCGCATGCAGACTGATAAATGGTGGAAAGGGCGCCTGCGACGCGTTGCTGCCTCATGGCGTGAGCATCTTCATATCGCCCTGGCTAACGTCAGCAAAAAGCATACCCCGTACGCCAGCAGTATGACCGTGTCAGAGTGGCGCGAGCAGAAGCGCCGCACGCGTGAATTTCTGAAGGGTATGGAGCTGGAAGATGAAGAAGGCAACCGTATCAGCCTGATTGAGAAATACGACGGCAGCGTGGCAAACCCTGCGATCCGCCGTTGCGAACTCATGACGCGCATCCGTGGCTTTGAAAATATCTGCAATGAGATGGGATTTGTTGGCGACTTTTACACGCTGACAGCACCGTCACGCTATCACGCCACAATCAAGACCGGCCATCGCAACCGCAAGTGGAACGGCGCCAGCCCTGCAGACACGCAGCGGTATCTCTGCGGCGTCTGGCAGAAAATCCGGGCTAAGCTGCACCGTGAAGATATCCGCATTTTTGGCATCCGTGTTGCCGAGCCGCATCACGACGCGACCCCGCACTGGCATATGCTGATGTTTATGCGGCCTGAACAGCTGGAGCGCGTGCGCCAGATAATGCGCGACTATGCATATCAGGAGGACAGCGGCGAGCTGAAGACTGATAAAGCCCGCAAAGCCCGCTTTCATGCTGAGGCTATCGACTCTGACAAGGGCAGCGCGACGGGTTATGTCGCTAAATACATTTCAAAGAATATTGACGGCTATGCGCTCGACGGCGAAACCGACGATGAAAGCGGTAAAGACCTGAAAGAAACCGCCTCGGCTGTCTCAGCCTGGGCGGCTCGCTGGCACATCCGGCAGTTTCAGTTTGTGGGCGGCGCGCCGGTCACGGTTTACCGCGAGCTGCGCCGAATGGCAGACAGCGAAACCGCACACGGCCTGAGCGTTGAATTTGCGGCCGCGCATGACGCCGCCGACGCAGGAGATTGGGCCGGTTATGTAAATGCGCAGGGCGGCCCGTTCGTGCGCCGTGACGAGCTGGCCGTGCGCACTTGGTATCAGGCAAGCGAAGACGTAAACGAATACGGCGAGGAAACCGTGCGCATCAAAGGCGTATTTGCGGCTGAAGTAGGCGAGGACACGCCGATCTTAACCCGCCTGGCACAGTGGAAAATTGTTCCGAAGCGTGCCGTTGAATTGGGTTTTGACCTTCAGGACGCGCCCGCGTCCTCTCGGAGTTCTGTCAATAACTGTACGGGCGGTTTGAGATCTGAGGATTCAACACCGCCCGGAGGTTATGAGAAATTGAACCTTGAGGGCATGAGCCGTAAGGAACGGCGGCAGCTTCTCAACCGGATAAGAGCGGATCAGCCTGAAAAGCGGCACCTGAAGCTGAGGCGGTCAGATAAAGTTGAGGCCGCGTGCGATAACGTGATCAGCCAGGTAAGGGATTTAAGCGGCGAAACCATCAGCCGGGGCGAGGCTGTGCGTCTGCTGAGCGGCGCGCAGACAGAAATCGGCGGCCGGATGTTCCGTAGCGCATATAACGGCGAGCTGTTCCGGCCAAAAGCAGCGCCTGAACTGAGTCGTATATTAGAGCGGTTTAATCTATTAGCTGAACAGGCGAGGGCAAAAAATGCGCTTTGAGCCTGAAAGGGCTGGATTGCGTATCGGGATGGCCGGGCGCTAAAAGCGCAGGCAGCGCTTTAGTGATAACTCAGCATCCATAGCAAAAGGCTATTCATATCATGCGGATAAAAAGAGGGGTTGCCGGAAATATTTTCCTTTTGCTGGATCTGAATGCTGTGCTACTGTATTTATATACAGTTATTTTTTTGGGGGGGAGGGCGCATGGATTTGGATTTACAAGAGCGGGTAATGCTTGAGCGTGTTGAGTTGATTGCTCGGCTTACTACAGAGGGATTCTGTAAAGAACGTGACAGGGAAATAGCGCTAAGTCTTATAGCTGATATCGCTGCAAACACCGTGATGACTAACAAACAATTTTCGGTAGTGTTTTCGGCTACACCCCTAGAAAAATAATCTGTTAGTGCATTTTTATTTTTAGTGTGAGGCATCGCGAGGCAACAGGGTATGGGCGGGCGTGATTACAATTTTCAGATCGTGTTTAAGGGTAAAGCCCTGCCTTATTTTCGCCCTGGTCAGGTGGTGATTTTTCAGCTTTCAAACAAGACCGGTAACGGCTTCTGGCTGGGTCGCACCTTTTCGCATTTCTTTGAGTTTGAGCGCCTGGCACCTTTGAGCTATCGGGATGCTTTTTGTCTGGCTAAGGCACTTACCGAACCTGAATCAATTATGCAGGCACCTGAGCCGGACGACCAGTTAAACCTCTTTTGACCGGTTTTATTGTCATGCATGCATAAGGCGCATGGATTTGCATGCACAAACCACAGCTAAAAACATACGACGGGGCCAGTGCTGGCCTCGTTTTTTTTGGTTCATGCATCTGCATTAAAAGCGCTGTATAAAGCGGGCAGGCGTGGCGGGGATAGCATTGCGCGCGGATAGTAGAAGAGAGGGCCACACACGGCGCTTCAGACGCACGTAGGCGGGCGCAATGCTATCTGGCCGCCCCCAATCCCCAAAAAGGGTAAAACGCTTCTATGGGTGCGTATGAGTTGATATTGAGACTGCTTAAAGGTGACAGTTTTAAGCGAGTTAAAACTTGAGAATGATGAAAGCCTGAAAGGATTTCATGAGGCGCATGATGCGTAAGTGCCGCACAAAACGTGCGGGTTCTTGCACATTATCAAGAAAAGCATTGTGTTGAATCGAAGCTTACCTGTAGATTTTGTGACTCAAAATGAGTTGCAGTGATAGGTGGCAGGGCTTGAAAAAGCTCGTCTATAATCCCATTAAAGTTTTATAGTCTTTATCCGAAAATGGCATTAAAGTAAGGTACTTTTTATGCCGTTAGTAAGGATACAAAAATTGAACTTAGAGCAGATTGCTAGTCTAAGCATCAGCAACCTTCAAATGCTATTAGACAATATGAAGTTGCCGTTAGCTGTTGGACCGATCAACGACGAAGACTATGCAATTCTGACATCTGGGTTTTCCCAACTCGAATGGGATCATGGCTTTTCGCGCTATGGCAACCGAGATGATAAGTTTGAGTTTTGTCTGAAACTTTTAGGCGGCCCCTTACGACATATTCCATCTGGCGCTGCTTTGTGTACCTTTGATGAGGAAAGCAGCGTCATTGAGATTCACTTTGTTGAGTCTTTTGTGAAGGAAGATGATGTAACGCATCCCCTTTACGGAAACATGTTTATGGTTACACTTTGGGGTGTGTATCTGTTTGGTTCTGCGGTCGGCTGTACCGAAATCCGCATCCCTGAAGCGTTGAATCACAAAGTGGCTTGCCACTATAAAAAATTTGGTTTCCAAGGCGATATACACCTGCTTTCGGCACCATTTGCTACAATTGGCGATGTGGTAAGACGGTATATTACATCCAAGAAACAGTAGAAAAAATTTTGCGCAGTGGTAGAATACTGCGCCTGACATCCACAACCGGATGACGAGGCTTGACCTCTAAGAGGAAATCATGACTATGACGCATAGTGACAAGAAAACTCAGAAGCATTACGCAGTAACTGAGGTTTTCACCCGTATGGGCGTCGCGATGGAAGAACTACTTCAAGCGGCCCCACACATGATGCAGGATGGCAAGTTTGAAGGAAATGAGCTTCATGGTAAGCTCAAAGAAAAGCAGCAAGCTGCTTAACTCCATATTGCGTTTTGCATGAAGCCCGGTTAAGCCGGGCTTTTTTGTATCTATCATTCGGCATCAAGTACATATGGATTAAACTTGATAGCCTCCTCTCCTAACCACTCATTTAACTCCTCGAACCTTTTTTGTAGCGGTGTTAATTCGTTACGCACGAAAACCTGCGCCGCCTTTACCGCATCCCCGAACCCGCCGGAGTTGTCCGGGATAATGCCCATCATCTGCGGCGGCACGCGGTGCGCGCTGAGCAGGTCGTCGCGGCTGGCCTTCTTGATGTTGAAGAAATCGTCTTTCGTTGCCACCTCGCTGAGCGGCAGGATCTTGATGCCGTCCGGCTTGCCGTTGGGCGCGTACATAAACAGGTTGCGGAAGTTGCCGATCCCTTTCGTGTCGCGCATCGCCTGGCGCATCCGGTCGATATCACTGCTGCTCTGCGCGGCGTCGGTCATGTAAAGGATGTAACCGGCGTGGGCGCCGTTCTGGTAATACTTGCGGCGGAACAGGGTGGCCGCCTCATTCAGCCAGGCCGAGTTAAGCGCGCTCAGATACTCCGGCAGGCCGTACAGCTCCTGATTGATATCCGGCTCCAGCAGGTGAAACACGCTGCCGGCCGCAAACTCGTGCGGCTCCTTCCAGTCGTTCACAAACCAGTAGGCGCCGTCGGCAATGCCTCTGCGCGTGAACTTAGCCGGCGACGTCTCAAGGCGCAGCGGTTTGCCGAGTCCGTTTCGGCGCAGCTCGGCAAAGGCGTTGCCGAATACCAGATAGTCGAGCGCAAATTTGCTGAACTCCTGCTGACTCAGCATCGGGTGCGGAATGAAGGTGGACGCCAGAATGTTGCGCTTCACGTAAATCGGCGAGCTGTGGTGCACGGCCGCGCGCAGGCTTTTTGCCAGGCCGTGAAAGCTCACGGGCGGCTCGTACCAGCGGCCGTTACCGATGCACTCGGCGTAATCCAGAATATCGCGCTTATCCATAACCGGCGTCGGATCGCCAAAGGTAAACGCCTCGGCGTGCTGCGGTGCGGCTGCCTGTACCGGCTGCGCGGTGGCGGTGTGAGCCTTGCGGCTTCTGCGTTTGCTCATTAATAAAACTCCAGAATAGAAGGGCTGGCGCCGCCGCTCGCTGCGGTAAGCGGTTCGTTTAACAGTGCGTGCATGATTGCCCAGGCGACGTCAGCGTGGCTGGCCTCCTCGCTGCGGCTCGCCTCGTAGGTGGAGCGGTTTCCGCTGGCCGTCATGGTTTTGCGGATAGCCATAAACGACTGCGTGATATCGGTGGCACCGGCGTCGTACTCCAGACGGCCGCTGGTGATGGTGTCTTTTGCCTTGAGCACCATTGCCGTTTTGACCTCGGGCGAGTATTTGATCTCGCGCGCCGCCGGAAAAAACTGGCGTACCAGCTGGAAAACGCCCTGGCCGATGCCGGTTGCGTCAACGCCGATATACTCGACCGTGTATTTTTTCGTTAAGTCCTCGATGGATTTCGCCTGCGCGGCAAAGTCCATGCCGCGCCACTGGTGGCGCTCCAGCACGCGGAACTTGCCGCCCGCGACGACCGGCGGCGCAATCACGGCGCACCCGGCGCTGTCGCCGGTGTGTGAGG